AACTGCTGTTGATCGGCAACATTGGCATTGAACGGCAAACCTTGAACTTTAACACCGGGGTATTCCACTCCTTTAAACGCACTATTGATAAAATATTGAGGGTTACTGTTGATCGTTGAATCAATTTCTTTACCCAGTTGTGTTGTGAGATTTAGGTTAAGCGCAGGGTGACTTGTTTGATAAACAACAACACGGTCATTGGCATTGCCTATTTGCGATCCTGTCAGTAATGTAAATTTACTGTAGTCAAATGTTGGTGATGGAGACACATTGGCCATTGGTGTGTAGCCTTGGCCCTGATAAGCCACCACGGTTCCTGTGATATAACTGTTGGCACTGCTCCATAACTGTACATTAGAGTTGTATGCTATACGATCAAATTTCAATACGCTGTCAACTTGTCTGATAGTTTTGTTTTTCAACCTGGCGGCCGCATAAGCTCCTGTGCCTGTACCATTGATGGTCACTGCAGGTGCCGAAGTATACCCCGCCCCAGGGTTTGTGACTGTCACAGACCTGATTGTTCCATTGCCCAACCAAACTGCGGCATTGGCTGTTGCCCCGCTGCCACCACCGCCTGTGATGGTCACAGACACGTTTGATCCTGCTAGGTAACCTGTACCAGCACTGCTGATCTCAATTGAATCAATAATAAAACTATGATAGTTGTTCCAGTACTGATACTCGGGTGTAATATTCAACAAGGTCGAATCAACTGCCAATTCACCACTGGGGGTATGATACTTTCCCAGAGTCTTATTGTACACACTGGGCAAATCAAAGTCTGTTACATTGCTACCCACTGTGTCTGACCCAGCATAGTCAACCACATACTCACGCACAATTGTACGGTATGGTTTAACTTCGTCGATGTATTGTAGATAGTAGTTTTGATTATCTCTCACATAACTAGGAGGTTGTGTTAGCTCTCGTAACTTATGGAATATGTTTACAAAACTGGTTTTAAATATCCAATCAACTCCCACTTGTTCATGCAAGATATAATCAACCAACACAAAAAACAGCTTGTTAAATTCATTGCCCAATAGATCTATAAAGATATCATCCCGTAAGGCTATCAGTATATTGCGAATTTCAACGCTGGGTGTTTGATCAAATCGTATTGTATCAAAACGATCTTCGTCCCAACTCATCTGCCCTGCGGCCAAATTATACAGAGTTTCCTTCAACTGTATTGTACCATTCTGTATACCAACTTTTGTCAGTGTCAGATCACTGTTGGTTTTGTATATGGCAAATTGACCGTTTTCGTCGTAGTTAACACGCACAACATCACCTGCTTTGAGTGTCAAGGCAGCAATATCTTTGTATGCAGATACGGTGTAGTTGACGATGCTGGTGGGATCATAGTCGGTGGCATACCAATCAACGCTGTCCCAGTACAAGGCTGTATTATAATACTGTATACGATATATTTGGAACGTGCCGGTGTCATCCAACCGGTAAATGGTCCATAGTCCACTGTTGGTACTGTCTGATGAAACCAATACTCGATATCCAACAGGCAACCCAGTTATATCAATGTATCCAACATCGTCGACCACAGACACCACTTTGTCATACTCGGTTGCGGGAGGTACAGGATCTTGTTTTTTAAACCCTAATAGACTGTATTGGTAAACTATAGGATGTTGGATCAACACACCATTGACATACTTTACAAAATTTTCTACCGCGGCAGCACGATTTATCACTAGACTTTGTCGAGGACGTATGTTAATACCAATTTGGTTTGCTGGTAGTAAATTTGGATCCGGCACCACTTGACCTGTGCTGTCCAAGCCCGACAAGCTGTCAATTAATTTGTCAATTATGCGTGTGGGCACACTACTTGTAGGATCGTTTTCGTTGAGCAATTGATATTCAGCATGCACACTATTTTGATTGCGTATTTTTTGGTAGTCTATGTGTAACACCACATCGGCGGCATTCAAATAAGATTCAACGTTTACTAAACCGATGGCATTGCTTTTCATTAAAAATGCATAGGGGATACCTTGCACCTGCGGATTTGCAATTATGTCAGCCAACAAACTCACACTATAATGTTTACCACGGGCGGCTGTTTGTTTTTTAACTACCCAATAGTAGTACATGGAAGTAACAGTACCATTGACAACTGTACCAACAGTAACATAGGTGTCGTTAAACAAAGGTCTACCGTCGCCACCGTGTTTGATGTACTGCACAGGAGGGTATTTGCTTTCTGTCCATTCAGCCACAATGACTTGGCTGCCTGGGAACAATTTGCCCCAATGATTGAGACGATACACCAAATCATCCTGCTCGTAATCAAAATAACGTACTGTGGATAGGTTCCACCAGATTTTGCCAACCTGGCTTTCATTCCAATGGTAACTTTGATTGATGACTCGGCTGACTCCTGCTCCTGAGTTATATGTGGCTGGACCTGTGTTGTACACAGCAGGATCTAGTGCAGTTTTATAATCTAAGTCTTGTTCTGCCACGCTTAAAATTTTGCCCTTGGCTGGATCAATATAATCCAAGCTGTCTAAGATAAGTTGTGTTTTCTTGTTGTATATAAACATCTTGTTGATGTTGCTTGGGTCAACTTTAGCAGATTGTGATCTAATCGCATTCCAGCTGGGTTTATATTCTGAATTTGCGTAGGCATGCACAGAACCAGCTTGACTGGCCAATGTACTATCACCTGGGGCTCCGATCAGTATTAAATCTTTACTGATGTCTACACTGGCACCAAATTGATCATTGGGCATTGATAAAGACGACTTAATTTGTTGTACATAACTCATCAACCCAGTGTTGGAGACTCCGGTTGCACTGTCTGATAATTTTTCGTACACATAAACAGATCCGCTGTATTTGGCTGTATCAATGAATCTGGTAGAACTTTGATCAAATGTTGTGGTTCCGGTATCTATTTCACCCACATAGTAAACATCATCTTTTATACTGCTGACAATTAATGTTTCAGTTTCGGGATTGTATTTCATGCCGGTGGCAAAGCCTGTGCCTATCTGCCCCGCCGGGTGTATGATCTGCTGGTCCAAGTTATATATAGTTAGTCCAACCTTGGAGAAGAAATTGGAATCGTTGGATCTAATGGTCAACTTGTTGTTTTGATTCAAATTGGTGCTGTTGATGGTTATGAATCCGTCGGCGGCTGTGGTAGCAGTGACCATTGGTATTTGTGCCGCATTGATCAAACTCGCACAGGTTTCAGGATATGCATATCCTGCAGGAACATCAACCACTGTGGTTGAATTTCCGCCCGAATCAAGAACATATTTCGCAGTTTGTTGTATGGCTGAACTTAAATCAACAAAATATCCGTTGATGTAAATTCCAATGTTGGCATCAAAGGCAGTTCCACCTGAGATTGAACGTTTTACATAGTCAGGATAGTTTGTGGCCACGGCTGTGCCTAATATTTTTGCCGAGTCCGAATAACGATATACTGCACCTTTTTGACCATTGTAATTTTGTGTGCCAGGCGCTGAAATATACATGGTAGATGCATTGATATGATCTATGGTAATTTGACTGCCAAAGTAATTGCCGGCCGTTGCGGCCGGCTCTGTGATTTTTTGTACAAATTCAAATTGATCGCTTACCAATCGTACCACGTGTCCCAGCTGTAATGGATTTGTAAATCGTAGTGTTGCACCTGTTGTTGTGTAGTTTGATGTTGGCTGTAAAACGCCATCAACATAGACCTTGGCCAGTGGGCCAATATTTTTGGCAAATACATAGGTATTTTCAAACACTGTCTTAAATGATTGATCAAATAGACGATATACATAAACTGCACCGGCGCCAGAATTCTGACCAGGTGCACCAACAAACAAGGTCTGACCATTGTCTGTTGTTTGAGCGGATTCACCAAAGCGATCGCCAATGGCAACATCCGATGGAACAATAACATTACCAGTGGCTTTATAGTAGGGACGTTGTAGTACCGACACACTGACATAATTTTCAGGGTTGTTTATAAATGTTACAACATTTCCGCTGACAGAAAAATCTACTCCGAGTATGTAATTTCGGTTCATGTCGCTGATCTGCATGGCCTCAGGAGCTGTGGGTGTGTATGTCAACGGTAGTGTACTGCCCACAAATGGTGATGTGGGGAATGTGGCAGTATTTGATTTGGCTACCACATTGCTTTCATAATGGTACACATACACAGAATTATTGCCAGGAGCACCCACGTATAACCAATCATTGTCACTGCTGAGAGCTACTGAATTTCCAAAATTTGCAGTCGACGCCGGAGACTTGATAATCTGTGTTGTAGAATTTTCCAGGTTATAGATATACACATAACCAGCATTTGAATTACTGGTTGGGGCGCCAACTGCCAGTCTGTAGTCAGACGCCGACATAGACTGTGCAAATTTACCTGCTACCGGCGATCTGGGATCAAATCTATTGGTTTGAGCAATGGTGTTGCCGCTTCTAGAGAATGTTCTAATGGTTCCAGTTGAGGAATCACTGTTGCTGTATGATGGCATGCCCACAAAAAAGTTATTGGCCAGTCTGTTGGATGTAATAGTTGTGCCAAAATTGGCGTTGGTCAGTGCTGAGCTGTCAGTTACAAACGAAGACATGCTCCAAGCGTCAACTTTTTCGTACACAGCCCAATTGCCGTCGGCATCGGCAGAGTCAACCCAGATTTTATCTCCCGAGGCCCAGCCGGCCAATGGTATTAATTTATCTGCTTGCAACTGATCTGCAATTCTAGTAGATTGTAATTTATAGAATATTCCATAGCCGTTGATAGTTTTGATATTTTTAATCAAGGGTTCTGAAGCTTCACCGGCCAATATGTCGCTGGTTCTAGTTATAACTTGTACACTACGTACACCATTGACCACATACACTTGATAAAAGCCGTCAAATCTGCTATCAAATCCTTTGATGACAAATACATCACCAGCAACTAAATCATGTTGATCAGTGAATTGTACTGTCATCAGATTATCAATGTCGTACGAAAGATTTGTGATATTAATTTGAGTTTCTGTGACACGATACACGTTCCACTGACCTATATAATCTTTGGCCACCCATATGTAATAACCTGGGCCAATTTTAGATAATACACCATCGAGATCGGCATAGGTATCAAAACTGTATAGTGTGGTGTTGATGTCTGTTAAATTGACATAACCTGCTGTTGCAATGTCATCGATGTTGCTGGTTGTGCTGGTTTGATTACTGAATAAATTCTTGTCGTAGTCTGCTTGTGCTTTATACAAATCCACAGGATAATAACCAATTACACCTGCTTGGCTGGCAGCGTCGCCGCCATTTAAAAATTCTATAGCCACCGGATTTAAATTTATTTTCGAATCATCCAATACCAATTCCACAGTTTGATCGCTGACCATGGAACCGTACTCGCCAACACGCAATGCCCATTCTTCGTAGATACCTATTTCGCTGGTCAATTCATTGATGTAAGCTGTGGTCAATCCAGTGATGGCATTTATTGTGCCTTTTTCTTTGATGAACCCTTGATAAAACTTAACCTGACTGGTTTCGTCTAGGCCAAATTCACTCAGGTACGAACGTTTACGGAAGCCAATTAAACTTGTGCCGTATCCTTCAAATGTGGTGTCGGCTGGCAAATTGTCAACATCATACACTTGTTCCAATCGATCGGCGTTGTATGAAAAATTAGGTAACAGACCAGTTTTAATATCAGTTGTGTTAATTAATCGCCATTGGCCGTCTTGTTTAAAATCAGCGTTTGCTGGGATATTTTTTAAAGCAGTATAGTAACGAGTTTTGTATTTGACAATACTACCCATCAAATAATCAACACCTGGTTGCCATTCATCAACTTGTTGATCGTTGTACACAAAACCCGGAGGATTCAATATACCTGTCCACGATCCTGTTTTGCTACCAATCAACTTTAATCTATATTGTCTGTTGCCCAGTTCGGGCACATACAAAATATCATTGAACACCGTTACATTGTCAAACAAAATAGAATGTTCGTATTGCACCACTGTTAGATCAGCCAAACAAATGGTCTGATTGTCCGACACAGACAACGTAAATGTATTACCTACTCGCATTTCGTTGAATTGGCTGTTCTTAATAAAATTGCCGTTTTGATTTAATATCTTTGTGCCACTTGGTGTATTTTCAATGTAAGAGATCGCACCATCGGATTGAACGCAGGTAATCTTGTCAAACACCGGGCTCAGTATAATGATACTGCCGGGGTTCCAGCCTTGCTGACTCCAGTTTAAAAACTCTTTTGAGCTCAATACCCAGTTGCGTGTTTCTTGTAAGTTTTCATCTTGTTGGTCAAATCTAAAACCCTGTGATGCCAAGTAGCGGCCGTAGCTGATTAAAAAGTCAACTATTTCTTGCGTGGTTCCAAATTCATAACCATAAGGCACAGTTAATTTAATGGGCTGATAATCTTTATAAATTATGCCACGAGATTTTAGTACCGAAATAGCATAATAATTATTGTTGGCCAGACTTGGAATAATAGTAAAATATGGACTGCTTTGATTGTAACCGTTGACAGTGTAGCCATTTTGTGTTCGTTCTATCACCACGGCACTATAAACAGCCTTGCGCACAGGTGTACTTGTTGACAACTGTATGCTGTAGTTTTCAGTGGGTATAATGATACTGTTGTTGGTATTGGTTGGAGATCCCTGTTCTGCCAATACTTCAATAAACTTTTTATCAGTGTATCCACCAACCTTGTACCCCAGTTGAACTGTTGCTGTATCTAGATAGGTTTTTATATTGATATCTGGGTCCATGCCAATACTCAACACATGGTCGCGTATCCAATTTAAATAACCGGCAGACCTGGTTATGACTCCGGACGTGGAATATCCGTTTATGGCCACCGAGTCTGGGGTGATGCGTTGATATGTGTCATTGGTTACCAATTGGCCCAGAGAGGAGTTACGATAGTAGCGATCAATGTTGATCAAGCTACCAAAATAGTATCCAGGTTTGCTTAGTGCTAGAGCAAATTGCAATGCATAAGGATATAAACTGCTGGTTCGCCAGGCGAATTCCACGGGTCCTTGGTCGCCCACACTATAACTGGCATTGGCCTTGGCGCTGTCAAATGAAGCGGTGGCCCACGTCTCTGGACTCAACAAATTACCATAATCGTCCACAGGAATAATGTCTAGCAATCCCGGTCTAGCAAAACGGAAATCAATGCCAGCACGATTTCCTGCATGAATGTAACCATTGGATAAATCTTCCCACAACAAAGTATTGCTTCCTGTGTAAGGTGCCACACCATATCGTGCTTCCCACCACATGGGTTTTTGTCCAAATCCCAACATCTCCCAGGGGTGTGTGTTGGGTCTGTATGTGTCAAAGAAATAACTATAAATGGCACGCCAGGTACCCGGCAACTTTTCACCGTCGACACGGTCTTTGAATTTTTTATAATTCCAGGTCCATGCGTTGTTGGAGTCAAAGTATCCATTGGTGCTGTAGTCAACTTGATTGTCACCCACCCAACGCAAAAATCTACTGCTTAAGATTTGATTGAACTCAGTTAGCGAATAATCTGTATCACGGAACTTGCCAGGCAAATGATCGTACAGATCAAATATGTGTGTTTCATAATCGATCTTGATATTGTTATAGATACGCTTTTCTAATTCAAATAATAGCTCGTCACGAATATCATTGAACACTGGTGTGATTGATCCGTCGTGTCCCTGCAACACCTCGGCAGGTTTGATATAACTGGTATCAGTAAATCTCGATGGAATAAATTTTGGATACAGCCCCAATTTGCTAGGGGTCTCGGGTATGAAACAACCATCGGTGTCGTAATATTCGTTGATTTTAATTTTATCGCCTGCGTTCAATGTCACAGTGTCAGCAAAAATAATAGCACTACGATCTTGTGGGAAAACAAAGTCTATCCCGCTTATCAATTGAACGCCATTTAGATAAACCAACACAGATTGATTGCTCAATTGCGAAACAACAAAAACCTGTGTAATTTCATACTGCCTGGTCAGCGGGTTTATTACAGTATAGTTGATTACATTTTTATTATCACCGTAAGGTACCATGTCGGAGTAGTACCAAGGAAATGTTTTATTTTTAACTGTGTTGATATTTTTTAAAATTAGATCAACACTACCGGCAATATCAGTGGGACTGATCTCATCTATCTTAGTTGCTAGTTCTAAAAATTTATTCTTAAATCTGGTGTATTCTCTTGAAGCATATTCAACTGCATGTGCAAAATTTAAATTCTTGTCAGTCAAGAAAATATTGCTGTACATCACCGGGGCACTTTGCTGTAGAATATTGCCGCCATTGCTCTTGTACTGAATGTCGCGTAATCCTTTGAATTCAGTGACCCCAGCATCAACTGCCAGTTTGGTATTTTCTTTAATTCTGGTTACATGATTTCTAATTTGTCCCAGTGTCAATGATGTAAATTTGGCATTTTTACTGTTGAGGTCCAGGTTGCTGGGTATTTCGTAGTAACCAGTTACAGTTGATGATTTGCTGTATATTAATACATCAATCTTGTCGTCGGCTGCCAACAGCGTATGATTGATTCTTACTGTTTGTCTAGCTCCAACCAGTTTGTATTCGTAGTCGGCTGACGATAATAGTTGGTTGTTGACAAACACTCTGGTGTAGGGTGTTTGTGCTTCAGATTCTGGCAACACATCCACAGGGAAATAGTTGGTTGAGCCATTGTAAGCAAAAGAAAATATTTGATACTGTTTGCTTTTTTCATCGTTTTTAACCCAAATATTTCTATTAGAATAGTTGGTTAAATCTATGTTTTGTCGCAGGAAGTTGTAATTGATCGGCACCGTTATAGTGCTGGGTCCGCTGGCATAAGTCACTGTGTCGGCATCAAAGTTGTTGGTAAATTGTATATCACCGATGCTGTTAAAATTTCTATAACTAAGCGGGAATCCCAGTACCTTGTCTACTGTGCTTGTTCCAGTGGTATATGAAAAGATTGGTGTGCCTTCAAAGCTACTTACTGGATAATAATTTGTGTTGCCTAGGCTATTACCGTTGTTATCAACCACATCAAACATGGGTGGTTGATTTACTGATGTTTTTAGTTGCCCACGATTCCATGCAGAGCCGTCGTACCAAAAATTTAATCCGGCATTCGTGCCCTGTATCACTGTGATACAATGCCCCTCTGTGATGACTGCATCATCAGTTGGAGTCAGATGTAATTGTCTGTTAAGAGTAACACCATTGGTGACGTCAATGGCCTGCACTTGATATATGGTATTGCGCACAGAGTTATCAAAGTCACTTGCAAAAATTACTCGCATGCCGTCGGTAAATGTCACTCCGTTTACCACGCCACTGATATTGCCGCCCACCAGCCCAAAACCTTCAACAGTATTCATGGCATCTGTGATGGCGTTGCCGTCAACCAACAAATCAACAGGGCGTTTGGCCACACGACCTGAATTATACAATTGCAGATGTCCTTCAAACTCAATGATAGGACGCTGAGCACGTAAATTTTGGTCAGGTAAAGCTGTGGTCGCGTTATAACCTGCGGCGGCTTTGATTACATCCACATGAACCCAACGATTGCTACGGCTCCAGGCATTGCGATCTACACTATCTCGGTTGATAGTGATGTAATCGGGTGTGGCAATTCCATTGGCCGCATAGGCTTCGGGTGTGACCAAGGTGGCAGCATCAATCAATCGTATAGATTTACCAACACCTTCGATATAATATGTATTCAACCAATAGGCCGAATCGGTTGTAGTTTTATCAAATTGAATTTTTAATCCATTGGTAAATGTCACACCGTTGGGACTGGTATAGGCTTTTTGTCCAATGATATCACCGGCCACATCAATTGCGTACCCTTCACTGTCAACCAATTGTATTATTCCCACCAGACCTGTTTCAGAACCATCTTGATAAAATAGTGTATCTAAAGATGCAGTGACCACAGGTACCAGTTGGTATATGCCCAAGCGATCATAGTAATATTCTTGCGTGGCATGCTCAAGTCCACTTTTAACATAGACACGCTCATTGACATTGACAGCACTTGCGGGTGCCACATTGACCACATAATCGCCATCGCCGGTGGGCAACAATGTGATGGTCCAAACACCTCTGCGGTCGGCTTCAGCCACAACATAACCTGCATCGTATAATGTTGAGTCAAACGGCTCTGGGTACAACATGTTGCCGGTAAAAGGATCCTGAGTAGTTTTGTCAAATGATCCTGCTGTTTGCCAGAATTCCTCGCCTTGTTCGGGGTTAACAAATACCAGCGTCTTGTTACTCAAATTGGTGGTTACACCATCAAATACATCTGGGTACGCGGCCAACAATACACTAAGCAATTGATTTTGTATTTGCCCATACGTGTATGTTGTTACAAAATCTACTTGAGCCACCAGTGGCATTTTGCTGTAAATGTCTTGTGCAGTTTTGCGAGGAACCGTAAATGTTACTGATCCGGCCGAGGCGCCGTTGTTGTCCACGCCATATACCACTCGTGTGGAAATATTTGATTGAGTGGCTCGTGTGCCCGAAGTGCCCGGTTCTGATTGTATCCAGAAGCCCGTGCTTCCTTGGTCAACATCAAAGGTATAAGTTCCGCCGCGGGCTAATGTTAACGTTGGATTGGCTCCTGTGCCACTGCCACTGAAATTGTATCCACTGACAGCGAGATTTCTTGTGACCGTGTAGGTTTTTTGTCGTTCAACCACATCTGCATACACCTGTACTGTGTCTGGTCCATTGGCCAACCAGTAGTAATCATTGTAGTTGGCAAACTTGTCAAAATCAAACAAGCCACTGAAAGTATAATTTTCACTGGAAAATAAACGACTATGGTCTGATGTATTGCCACCCAGGATACCAATTTGCTGTATTAGATCTATATAAGTGCTAAACAAACTCACTGTGTTGGTCTGTTTATCTTGCACCACTATGCTGGGTTCAAGTTGATAATTCTGTCTTGCTTTGGTGGGCTCAGTTACATAATTGTCTGACGTTTTATAAGTTGGTGCAAATTTACGACCTATGTAACCATTGACCCTGCGTAGGTCAGCGTCAGTTGTCAACTGGTCTAGCGTGGCATTTAAAAACTTTTTGTTGGCGTCAGTTTGGAATATCGACGGTAAAAATTTTGAGGTACTAGCAGCCATTTATTTTATATTCCAAGTTGTGCATTATAGGTGGTTGTTTGATTCAAATTGGTTGCAGTGATAGAAGTTATTACCTCCACATTGTTCACTGTGGCAGCACTGGTAATAATTTCGTTGCTGTCGGCATTGACTTGATACATTGCACCAAATTGAATACTGGGATCAGCTGGCACAATAATAATACTGGCAACAATGGGAGTTAATGTTTGATGCAAATATGCACTCAACTCTGAGAAGTAAAAAGTTTCACCAAAGTCCCAGTTGTCCACAGTGAAGTACGCATTGATGGCAGCAATCACCGCTGATTTAATTTCAAAGTCGCTGGTTACAATATTTGGATTGGCAACTACTTTGAATTTCGCTCGCAGACTGGCATCGGCTTTGTTTCCAAAAAGAGGTTTGAATGTGGCTGGATTATAAACAATGCTATCGCTGAGAGCCTTGTAGTTGTTTAATGTGCTGTAGGCACTAGATAGCTCTTCATTGGATGGAACCGTGGGTTCCATCACTGTGCCTGATGTATCGCGTATCCAAGCCTGATAACTGGTAGAATAGTCCTTGGTCAATATAAACAAATCCATGATGTTGTTGGGACTGGGATCAATTCTACGATTGTTTGGACTCACGTGTTTGTATTGGAAACTCAATTCCTGGCGGCCTGAGTAAGCAACATGATCTGTTAACATGCTGGTCACTGTGGGGTTTGTGCTGTCCAGGCTGTAGAATTTACCTTCAGCAGTGGCATAAAATATCTGTCCAGGAATATAAGCATCGCCGTGTAGTTTAACGTCTGTCAAAGTTGTATAGTCGGTCACTATACTGGCTTTATCCACTGGTATTGTGTTGATAAATGCATCATTGTTTGGATCAACTTGTTGTTTGAAGAACACCAGTTTACTTGATATATTCACTGTGGGATTTACCACAGTATCAAATAGATCTGGATCATCTGGTACCCCATCGTTGTTACTGTCAGGGAATGTAATTAATACTCTAGTGGGATCTTTATAACCATCACTGCTGATCACATTGCTGTAAATTTGCCAAACAATATTTTGCCCAATTGCATTGGCGCTGTCAGGTGCTTGATTAATTTTTAACACAACAACTTGATCTTGCAGTACTTTGGCCGATTTGCTGTCATATACTTTAAGTTTGGTATCATAGTAGAACGTGGTCTCTCCCACGCTTTCAAATACATAATTCAATCCACGACTGGTCACAGTGAACTGATTGTTGTTGTACCCGACCAAAATTAACCAACTGGAATCTAATGCCTTTCCAGATGCATCTCCTGCGTTGTCCAAACTGAACACGCCAGTGCTGTTGATATTGGTAGCTGTTACGATTCTAAATGTGCCGGTGACTAGATCATATCTGATGGCAAAACTTTGATATGATCGTATCAACGTTGAAATTCTTGACACCGTGACTTCATCGGTGTATAAATTGGCTTTAGAATCCACAGCAAAATCTGTGGCCTGCACCGGAATCACTTGCGACGCAATGGCACCATCGGGTATATGAGCATTTAATGTCAATTGTCTAGTGGTTAAATTTACTGCCATTACCGCGGCATAGATATAATTATGCTCACCTTGATACTGTGCTGTTCCTGCTTTGATTGTGTTTTGTGCAGAAAAGAAATACCCAGTGGGTGCAGTAAATTTAATCATTGCACCTTGATTAATCATATTTCTATGCGAAGTTGGTGATGCTAGGCCTGCGCCAATTGACAGTGCTGTGCCCACCGATGTGGTTGAAGAGGGCGGAGAACTTTCTAACTGGCCAGTTCCGCCATTGGTAAATGCTGTGAGACTATTCCAGTATAGTGATCCACCATCATCCGTTGACAATGTGTATCTAGGAGTTGTGTTATAACGAAAATGTGTGAACTTTTGTGTTGTTAATATGGGACGAATTTGATTGTATACGACATCATTGACATCGCCAATGGTTGAAAAACTAAAGTTAAATGAATCCGTGGAGTTGGTGTCTCTGTAAAGGTATCCGTCGTCACAGAAAATGTTGGTACTGGAATATTTGCCTGTGACATCCAACACATCTAGGAATCGGCTTACACCACTGCTGGTACGATTCACAGCCTTGACTTTGACCACTGAATTAAACAAGCTGAATGGTAGGATATTATAATCCTCACCGGTGATCATGCGATTTTGTGTGTAGTATTGTTGCGGGGCATTGGCACGAACATCGGCCAGGCTTTCTGCCGAACTGGAATTGGTAACTGTGTATTGCAAACTGGCTGTCAAAGTCATTGTTTCAACTCGACCTGTTCGGCTCACATAAGATACCGGAATATTCACCTTGCTGATTTCATCTGGCGTAATTTTATAATTTAACCCGTTGCTTTGGCGATAGTAAAAAGTAAAGTTACCTTGTGGAATATTGGCAAATACTCCGTCGCCGAATATCAAATCTACCTGGTCATTGGCCCGTGTGTTGATCTGATAAATGTATCTGTTTGCTGTTTGACTATAGGCCACATTGGTTCCGGCCACTGCGGCCACCTGTGTCCAGTATTGATTGGCCACTCCCTGTGCATTGGTTCCATACAGCCAGGCGTCTGAATTATTAATGTTGTTAAAATTTATATTAACTGTACGATTAGGTATATTTTCACCCAGACTAAAATCAATTTTGTTCAAACTGCCTTGTTTAAAAAATATAAAAAATCCAGTGTTGTTGCTGCCATTGCCCAAGTTATCATTTCTGTACAAAATGTTGAAAATAGATTTTGGTACTGGTGCAGGCTCGTAGATGTAATCGCGTCCTGTGGTTGCGGCACTGACTGCTTCAAAAGCCATGGTACGATTTTCCACCGATGTGTTAAAACTGTACACCGGAGTTTGCCCAGGAACAATATTAAAACTGTAAGTATCGGTCTGTATACTGTTGATCGTGGCAGTACTTCCGGGTTTGCCAATCACTTGGCTGTTGACCAGTCCAGCATTGAAAATTGCTGTCATTTGTTCGTACCAATTTTCGTTGGAGCTGTCGTTCCAATTGATGATCAAATTGGTTAAATCTGTACCGTTACTGTCAAATATCTGCTCGCTGGTACTGATACTTTCAATTTTTAATACACCTTGAGCGGCTGTGTTGCGCTTGGGACTGTAACCCACCAGACGTGCCAATTTAAACACACTGTCTTGACGTTGTGCTGTATCAATAAAGTTTTCGCGGGCATTGAGATCTGCACGGAATGCGAGACTTTGTCCCATGAACGCAATAAGATCGATCAGGGCAATGTATTCACTCGAGTCTGTGAAGTCGTTGAAATCTTCGGGGTATGTGGTACGCAAGTAATCAATCATGGTCTTGCGTAGCGTTTCAAAATCGTAGCTGGTGAAATCCGCGTTTTGGAAAGTCTGATAAATCTTGGTCCAGTCCTGCTGGACCAACAGATTAGTTTGACGAGTAGTTAAAGCCATAGATATACCTTATTGTAGTATTTATTCACATACAAAAACGGCTTACATTAAGCGTAGGTAAGTTTTTGACTTTGATTGTTGAAATTCAACAACAGGGCATCACTTTGATTGTTGTTTATGTAGGTCAAATCCACAATTACTTGTAGACCATGTTCCATTTCGTTGACCTGCACATTGTTCACATTGACTCTGGGATCGTAGTTGATAATTTGCGTGATGTCTGTGACAATGGCTTCTTTGGTGTCGTTGGTAAGGGGTTCAAACAACATGCTCCAAATGATGGTGCCAAATGTTGGGTTCATGAGTTTTTCGCCCTTGCGTATGTTGAAATGATTGACTAGATCCTGTTTGATTAGGGCCGCATCTGTGGCTCTAAATTTCTTAGATTGACCAATTGTGCTGAACCCACGATAGATTGCCATGCTAGTATTTACTCTTTCTTATGTTATATTTTTTGTATAACTGGGCCACTGGTAAGTTCTGCCAGGGATTTTTTAGGCTGTACGTGTGGCGGATCTCCAATGGGATCAAATCTGTAAAGTCCATATTTGGCCAACAGGCCCATTTGTTCCAATTCTGCGGCCTGCGGCGGAGAAATATCCATGGCTTGCCCGTGACCGTGTACACCAACCTTTGCAACTGGTCTACTGATGCTGCCGTACGGAGACACATTGACTGTGGGCCTGTCAGGCAAATGACCGCCTGCACTGACCCATCCGTCGTATATTGCCTGTTGTTCCTGTTGTGTGCGCACTGTGCTGGATACAGTGACTTTCTTTCCAGTTTGTTTTTTATAATCTTGCGCCATTTGCAGTATGGCATCTTGAAACTCGCTTGTGGCCGCATCAAAGTGCGCACGATCCCCAGATCTGGTGGTGAAGACCAACACATCAATTGGATCAATGTCCACTGAAGGTTTGTTTACCACGGCAGCGCCGGTGGTTGGTCTGTTGGTTCGTTGGTCGGCTATTCTAACAACCGCACCAGTACTGCCTACCTGACTCAGCAAGTCTATGGCGTAGCGGCCGCGATTGTATACATCATGCGGTGTTGCACCTGATTTATCTCGCCCAACATTTTGTTTACGCCAGTTGTTGGCCGCAGTGATCATTGCATTGACATCACTGCCAAATGATTGCGTTTGATCACGGAAAAAGTAAGTTACATATATCATGCCGCCGGCCACGCAGATGCTGTCATCAAACCAAATTCCTCGGCTACTGCATAACTTGGCATAGGCATCTTTGACAAAGCTAACCATACAGATATCTTGAGCAGTTTCTGATTTTAAGAAATCATCAAGACTACGTATTGCGTCTTTACCGGCCCAGGCAGCGTCATGGTTGATGGCATCCAGCTTGTACTTGCTAAGATAATCGTTTTTAATATAACCGTACTCGGCTAGTAGAACAGCGTTAATGGCATACTTGCCCACACGCTCGGTGGTTTTGTAATCAATTTTGCCACCACTTTCTGCATAGCCGATTTCAACTATCAGAGCCTTTTGTTGCTTGGCTGTCAAACCTGGTATACTGTTTTTATCGCCCGGTGTTCCTCGTCCCACTAGATCGCCGTTGACTGAAACCTTGCTGGTACTCATGGTTTCGTACGGAGCTTTTTGTGTTACTTCTTTGCCGGCGCAGGCCTGTAATCCTGAATCATCGGAGGCTATACCTCCTGATTTAATTGGAACACCTGTGCCGTCGGTTATTACTGATCCTGAGCCGGAAACTACAGAACCTTTTCTTAAGAAGGCATACTGTTTTTTTAGTGCGGCTTGTATTTCGGCAGATTTACAATGTGCTGTGTTTGTGCCCACTCCATCATAACGCCCACGTCCCAATTTAGGATCTTCTACTGATGCCCATATACCGGCCACTGTGCTGGCCGCGTTTATCAATCCTGCCGAATCATCGGCACTATTGCCATCCAGGTATGCTCTTAGCGAACCAATTTTGCATAGATGATTGACAAATATTTTGTCTTGTAGTTCTATGCTAAATTTAGAATTTTTATCTATACCTAATTTTTTAACTGCCTCTGTCAGTGTTGTGGGAATACATTGATAACGCCCCACCGCAAACAATCGCTTAGAAGCATTATCTGAGGTCTGAGGTAAATTACCTAGATCTAAAATTTGTTGTACAGTCATGTTGACTATGTCCATGGACTCATAGGGACTACCTGTACCATTGGGTGGACTTGAGCCTCTATTGAATGCATTGTATCCAGCTGGACTAGATTCGTAATTGGCAATGGTATCTCCTAGCGGGCCTGCTCCGCTTGGTGAGTTTGATGCTCCAGAGCCGGTGCCGGGTGGCGTGTCTGCACAAATACCCGATGTTGGAGCCACTTGTACATCCAATGCAGAAATTGTTTGTGAGCCACCTTCGTCGGTG